ATCCATTAGTGCGTCAATTGGAGAACCAGAAATCATTTCAATAGTTTCTACTTCTTCAATTGTTAGTGATTCAAAATCAAATTTAGCCATTTGAGTTACCGTCCTTTATATTTGTCTATCAGTCTTTGTAGGTTATCAAAGTACTGCTTGTATATCTTATCAATGTTAGGGTTGATTGCCCTGCTGAAGAATTGGTTAGGCTTTATACCCCGTCTAAACCATCCCCAGTGAATTGCATTAGCATATGGAACTCTTGCTCCACCTGCTCTTACAATTGCTTTTCTTTGTTGAGTAGCTGTTCTAATGCTACCTCTTAGCTTACCTGTCTTGACAGGCACCAGGGACCTGGCTTCCCCAGCAACTATCTCTGCAGCGTCTTTACCTGCTGCTGCAATCTCAGAGGCAGGAACTCCTACGTCTTTGAGTGCTCTGATAGCTCTGTTTAAACCAGATACCCTGATGCTGTCTTTAGACATGATTAAGCGGTTACAACCTCAACGCCCCAGTAGATGTTGTCTTCTGGTGTGTGGGTTGCGTTAGATACCTCAAGTGCTACAGAGAATGTAGCAGTCTCACCAGCAGTCAATGCTAGTGGAGGAAGCTCGCTAAATACAACGGTTCCCTCGTAGTGAGGCTGTGATGCCGATGCGGTTGCGTTGCCGTGTGGGGCAATGGTGAAGCCTACCTCAGTGCCGTAGTTGTCCCAGAGGGTGCGGTATAGCGAACCAGCTGCTCCAGAAGTAATTCCTTCTAGGGTCAGGGTCCACTGCTTACCAACAGATACCTCACAGAATGTACGAACGTCACCAGGTGCGTCACCCAATTCAAGGTTCACAGAAGTTGCGTCGCAAGCGTGGTCATTTGTACCAATCTTGAAGACAATGTTCTGAGCCTTAATGCGTGTTGATGCAGCCATGATTTGACTCTCCTTATATCGTGATTGAAAGTTCTACCTGCACACTTGTGCTGACGTATTCAGCGTTATTGTATGCAAGAGAATATGGTTTGTCTACTCTTAGCAATCTAGCATAGCTAGGCATTGCCTTGAGTACACTCTCAATGAGTTGTTCCAGTGTTTCTGTAGCAGTCTCATTTGTTGCTGTACCTGCCACCAAAATAAGTTCTAGTGACATCACATACTCGCTACCAATTGTTTCTGGGGTTATAAAAGGGGTACCAGTGTTGATAACTACTACTGGAGGAACAATACGCTCAGGCAAGAATGCATAGACATCTAGTCCTTCATCCTTAAGTGCCGTTGCAAATTGTTCTTTAGCCAGTGTAATTTCATTCATTAGATTGCCACCTTAACAAATGGTAGGAGTAGTGGGTATACAGCATTCATTGGGTCTTTTGCAACACGGAATGGCGAACCATCCATGCTAGCAAACTGAGCAATTCCATTGGGTGCAGAACGGCGGTGATACAGCTCTGAAGCTGCCAATAGAATAGCCTGGTCCTTGATTACAGTTGGAACAGAAGCTGAACCAACGTAATTGTTAACCAAAGCAGTAGCAGTTGTGATACAGCCAGACTCAAAGTCGTAGACGTTTCCATCTACTACCTTGAATCCAACATATCCTGCTAGTGTTCCTAAATCTACCGCCATTCTGACCTCCTAGAATTAAGCTACTACTGGAACTAGTGCCTCTGGTGCCTCAGTAGCAAGTGCTGCGTACTGGTAGACAGAGAAGTCACGGCTCAAGTTGATGATGTTGTCATCAGTCAACGATACAACTGGAGCAGAGTATAGACGCAATGCGTTAGAGTTAACGAATGCAGCAGTTCCTGCGTCTAGAGCAGTGTCAACAGCAACGTTTAGACCAGCAAAAGAAGCACCTAGTGCTAGTGGGTTAACCTGACCAACAGTGTTTACACCGTTGTTGCCCTGAACTAGAAGTAGTGGACGACCGTCAGAACCTTCAAGAGCCATTAGAGACTTGAAGACATCCTTTGATACGACCAATGAGTCAATGTTCCAACCACGAGTCTGGAACTTGTCAGCACCTTCAACGATGGCATCTAGCCACTTGGTGTAGGTTGCTGTGGTGATAGCACCAGATAGACCTAGGTCAACAACAGAAGCTCCACCAGCGGTGACGTGTGCGTCGTACTGAGTGTTGAATCCTGCACGTACATAGGTGTTTAGGTTGTTAGCAACTGCAACAGCCATTGCTCGCATATGTGCATCAAGGAAGTTAACAGATGAACGCTCAATAGCCTGACGAGACAAAGTGGTGTAACCACCGAAAGTCTTAACAGGTGCAGTAGCGGTTGTTAGTGATACCTGACCATAGGTAAGGTCGTCACCTTCAGCAGCCTGCTCGTCTACAGCAACAGTGTTGGTAGCTAGCTTAGCGTACTCTAGAACGTTTCCAGAAGCTGGAAGAACGCCAGTTGAGATAAGACCACGTACACCAATTGGTGCGTCTACGATACGGGTTAGGTCACCAATGAAGGTGTTTAGTAGTACAGAGTTGTCAGTAGTGTTACCAGCGTAGGTACGGATAGTAGCCTCATCGCCAGAAGCAATTGCCTTCAGAACCTGTCCAGCAGAACGAGTGTCTACTGTCTGGGTAGGGGTAGCAACCTGCACTCCAGCCTCTACGGCACGGCGTAGCTCTGCTACCTCATCCTGAACACTACGAACAGCAAACTCTAGGTTTGCGTTTTCGTTAATTGATTCCATTTGAATCTCCTTTGTGTTATTTAGGGTTTCCTCACGTACAGCGAGGATTTCCGCATCAGAGTAAGCAGGTTGCTCAACTACTGATACTTCTCTCAGCGAAACCATTTTGCGAACAACGGTGTTTCCGTCACGCTCAGATTCTACAGGGACGAATCCCACGCTAAACTTGTTTAGTACACCATCACGAATGAGAGTGTATACGTCATTGCCTTGTGAAGTCTCGCTAATCTTAGCACGGATGTAGAAACCATCCTCTGCATTACGACCCTCAATAACTTTACCAATTGGCAAACCTTCGTGTCCAAACTTAAGCTTTACTTCTGATACATCATCAGAAATAGAGTCTTTGGCAAATCTTTCAATGTATGCACCAACATTGGTTTCTACACCATATGGTACTGCAATACCCTCAATGATTCGCTCTTCATCATTCTCAGCACGAAGTTCTATGTGTCTAATTTCTAGTTCTGACATTAGATACCTTCCTTTACCCTGATTTCTTCAGGAGTCATCCAGCCACCTGCAACAGCAACAGCGTATGCATCGTAGCGAGCTTTCAGGTCAGCACGGAACAGACCTTCGTAGTCAAACTTAACACGAGTACCTCTTGGCAAGCAATTTGTCATTGCATCTTCAATAACGTCTAGATATGCCATCAATGTGTGGCGATAGAATACCTGGTTTTCTTCGGTTAGATTTGAGTAGGTGTCTGATGTACCGTCTACACCTGTTAGGAGCAAACGAGCAGGGACACCAAACAGTCTTGCAATGGACTGTACCATCTGAGACTGTACTTCTGTAAATAGTGCATCCTTTGGAGATAGAGCAATTGGGTCATAGTCAAAACCATTTCCAACTACTGCAATCTGACGGTTAGACTGCTTTTCGTGCCAACGGTTAGTAATCTCATCAGCCTGGTCAGCAGTAAGCATCTGGTTAGTCTTTAGTAGACCAGTTGGGATACCTGCATTCTGGAACCAAGTAGAAGCATACTTACGTAGGTCAAGAGCAGCAGCAATGTCATCCTTACAGGTCTGAATAGGACCTACACCACGCATAGTGCCAGGAACAGAGAACAGCTTGATGTGTTCCATTTCCTTTGAGGTTACAGTTGCAATCTCAGTCTTTGGGTATGTGGTTGTAATGTGGTAATCAAATACCTTCTGACCAAATGCATCTTCTCTTACTTCTACATTCTTAGATGGAATAAGTCTGATTGAGTTGATTGATGTACCGTTTGAGTTATAGGTCTTTAGCCAGAATGCCTCACCTGTCAATGCAAGGCTAGATACGGTCTTGAATAGTAGCTCACGTCTTGAGTCATTTAATGCTGGCTTGTTAACGAATAGTGGGTTTTCAATCTGCTCTTCTGTACCAGCTGCATAGCGATATGTCTTGATATCCATCTTTGCAATAGGGGTTGCAATTACCTGGATTGCACGGTATACAGGTGTTAGTGACAATGCTGTGTCTGCTGTAACATCTGTTGAAATCACTGCTGACCTTGTAGGTGCAGTTCTAATTGAGGAACGAGTTTCTGAGCTATCACCATTGGTAATTGCTTCTATCACTCTTTGAAATACATTTGCCATAGAAATCTCCTATTATTCTATCATAGTTTACTTAGTCTTGCATCAGAATACCTGTATAGGTGTTTCTTCTACTATGCTTGCTGTGTACAATGCAAAGATTGTAGCCATCAATGCATCTAAGTCACCCTTTGATTCTTTTCGTGATATATACCACGATTCTCCACTATATTTAGAGATACCCCTGGCAGTTTGGTCCCTTAATAGTGCATCATTGTTATGTACTACTTTACCATTAGCAAACAACCAGTAACCAAAT